ACTCCAAATTGGTTGGAGGTTATGGTAGAGGAGTATAACTCTGATGATAAGATTAAGATTATTAGTGCAAACTTTAATGATCGCAAACCATACTTTTCTGGAGGACAATTTGTGTGTGGTGTTTGCCTTATGATGGAGATTGATTTGTTCAGACAAATAGGAAAGTTAAAATCTGATGGTAAATTCATTCACTGGCATAGTGATAAGAAATTACAGAATGATGTACGTCGTATGGGATATTTGAATGCTTTATCCACTGCTAAGATAAAACATTTGGGAGGCAGATCCCGCGAATACATTCCTAATGAAATTAGAGCATTAACATGAAAAGAGTTCTTGTGACAGGTGGTGCTGGTTTTATCGCTCACCATCTAATCTTAATGATATTAGAAACTACAGACTGGGAGATTATTAGTTTAGATAGATTAGACTTCAGTGGTAATTTGAATAGGTTATATGATATTCTATTAGAATCTCCTCATAAGTCTAGAGTTAAGATAGTATATCATGACCTAAAGGCACCTATCAATCCATTGGTGGCATCAGATATTGGAAAGGTAGATTATATTCTACACCTTGCTGCTGGATCACATGTTGATCGTAGTATTGAGTATCCTTTAGAGTTTGTTATGGATAATGTTGTGGGAACCTGCAACATATTAGACTTTGCTAGAACACAGAATTTGATTCGGTTTATCTACTTTGGAACTGATGAAGTGTTCGGTCCCGCTCCTACAGGTGTAAGTTATAAGGAGAATGATAGATACAACTCAACCAATCCATATAGTGCCAGTAAGGCAGGTGGTGAGGAACTAGCAGTATCATTTCAAAATACCTATGGTGTTCCAGTGTATATCACACACACTATGAATGTATTTGGACAGAGACAACACCCAGAGAAGTTTATACCTATGTGTATTAAACGCATCAGGGATGGTCAAGTTGTAACTATTCATAGTGATGAGACTAAAACCATACCAGGATCTAGACACTACATTCATGCGGAGGATGTATCTGATGCTATTATGTTCCTCCTATCCTATGAGAGTGATGAGAAGTGTCCCAAGTTTAATATTGTAGGAACAGAAGAGTTGAATAACCTACAACTAGCACAGATCATTGCTGAAATTCAAGGAAAGGAATTGAACTATGAGATGGTTGATTTCCACACATCAAGACCGGGACATGATCTCCGATACTCATTGTGTGGGGAGAAGATGAAGTCATTGGGTTGGGAACCAAAGAATATAAGAGATAGGATTGAAGAAGTTGTTGATTGGACACTTGATAATGAACGTTGGATTAGTATGTTATAATAATGAGGTTAGAGGTATAAATAACTAAAAATAGGAGGCTATTAAGATGCTTACCGTATCAATTGTGTTTGGGGTTATCCTACTCCAAATGTTCCTCCTCCTAGGTGGTGTTATCGGGTACCTAGCTTATGGGTACCTATCAATACAAGCCTCCCAGCTACCCAATCATCCTGAATTCTACGATGAAGAAGGAAACGTACTACCAGATGAAATTCTTGCTATTCGTTTTGAGCATAGCTATGGTCAGGATGGAGAGTGGATTGGTGAAGAGGATTAAACTATTACTTTTTGGAAAACATTATGACAGAAGCGACAGAAACCAAGAAACCGCGTAGCGCACGAAAGGCACGCAAACCAGCGGCACCTAAAGTTCCTACCTCCCTACCAAACAATCCTTTGATGTTTGAGATTCTTGATATGGCATCCCGTACTAGGGGTACTGAAAAGAAGGTAGATGTCCTCAAGAGATACGGGTGTGGTGCTCTAAAGGCACTATTCATCTGGAACTTTGATGAAACTGTGGTGTCTGCTCTACCACCAGGTGAGGTTCCCTACTCTGGATATGAAGAGCAACATGTATACAGCGGAACACTAACTGATAAGATTGAAGAGTCTTCACGTCAGATGTATGAGAATGGTAGTTTCTCATTGGGTTCTACCGATGCCAACGCTAAGACTACACTAAGGGCACAATGGAAGAACCTCTACCATTTTGTTGAAGGTGGTAATGGTGGTCTATCTAAAACACGTCGTGAGATGATGTTTATCAACCTCCTAGAATCTGTTCATCCTCTAGAAGCAGAAATTCTTATCCTAGTCAAGGATAAAGAACTTGACACCAAGTATAAGGTTCCTTTTGAGGTTGTAGAGGAGGCATTCCCCGAGATCCGATGGGGAGGACGTTGACATAAATACAAAGGATATGTTATAATATCCACACGTTCAACCCACTTCGGTGGGTCGCAAGTAAGTCGCGGAACGGTTCGTTCATCCCGAAAGGGACGCAAACGACTGAAGGAACGGGTTTTAACTAACCTCAACTTCAGGAGTACTACTATGAACACTCTCGCACTCATCAAAAAGCAGATCAACAAAGCTGCCGCACTTCACAACGCTCAGATTTCTCACACCGCCTATCGTGGTGTTGAGTATAATGTTAGTTGTGATAAGTCTTCCGAGACACATGGCACTTTCTGCTACCGCGGACGCACTTATAACAAGTGAGTCCTAACTGAATAGTGTAGGAAAGGGAAGGACTTGTTTCTTCCCTTTTTTTGTGCTATAATATAAACAAGTATTCTATCATCATGGACACAGACAAAGTAAAGTTTCTCATTCAATCCATAGAGGTTCTCATTGATGAACTAAAATCAGAAGTATATACTAAGGGTGAAACTTTCCGAGTAAGTGAAACCCAGTATTCGGAGGAAGAAGAAATCCCAATGACTACAACAAACCTTTATCCTGAAGTGACAGACGATCTATGAAACCAGTCAAGGCAGATACACTCCTGAAACTAGATCCTCATCAGAAAGTTGAGATGATCCGTTGCACTCCCAACCCACAACAACTTGTGTTTATGGGAGGTAAGAATGACTATAGTGAGTTACCTATTGAAGACACTGACATTCCTCAAGAGAAGGCGTGTGGTGCGTGGGTTATTGAGCAACTCTTAGCAAACGAGAGAGGACACTGGGGACCCCTAGAACACCCCTCTATCACATTCTCTTGTAGTGGATTCGTCCATAATGTTATCGTTCAGGCAAGAACCCATAGAGTGGGTATTAGTTTCGATGTACAATCACAAAGATATACCTGTAAGAGAATTATAAAGGTAGCAGAGGGGAAACTATCACCCCAGTCAGTATTCTATGTGAGACCTCCTGGTTTCTATACTAATAGGAAGGGGAAGAAGTATGAATGGATAGATGCAGACTATCAGACTCAGTTAGGTCTCTGTCAGGCAGCAGCTGAACGATTCTCTCGTCAGTTTGAGAATGGTGTATCTGAAGAACACGCTCGTGATTACCTACCACAGAACATTCGTCAGAACTTTGTAGTCACTTTTAGTCTTCGTTCTCTGTTACACTTCCTAGACCTTCGAGCTAAACTAGATGCTCAGTTGGAAATTCAAGCTCTATGTGAGGCTATGATTGAGCCTACTAAGACCTGGGTTCCAGAAATCTTTGAATACTACTCAGAGAAACGACTACACAGGGCAAGACTTGCCCCCTAAATATTTTTATGTCTAATGGAGGACTATTTTGGCACAATTTGATGTAGTGAATAAAGACACTGGTGAGACCAAAGTTATTGAGGTTAGTGTCCATGAAATCACCCAGTGGTATGAAGATAATAAACCTTGGGTTAGAGATTGGTCTAAGGGATGTGCTGGTGGAGGTGAGATTGGTGACTGGAGAGACACCCTAAGAAAGAAAGCACCAGGTTGGAATGATGTATTAGGTGTAGCCGCCTCACAAAGAGGTTCCAGAGTCAAGAAGCTCTAATTTTTAGTATTATTTTATAGTTATTATGGCCGCTAGAAAGAAAAGAACATCTGCGAACTCCAATATTGGGGTAGGACTTACTACCAAGCAGATGAAGAGGAAGAAACCAATCAATAGTGACTTCCTCACCAGAATTGAACCCATGACGGATAACCAGAAGTTGTTATTCGATGAGTATGATAAGGGACAACACATTGTTGCCTATGGTTCTGCTGGTACTGGTAAGACCTTTGTAACCCTCTACAAGGCGTTGAAGGAAGTATTAGATGAAAGGACACCTTATGAGAAAGTATATCTCGTCAGGTCTCTTGTAGCAACCAGAGAGATTGGTTTCCTTCCTGGTGACCATGATGATAAGGTAGCTATCTATCAGATTCCATATAAGAATATGGTGAAGTATATGTTTGCAATGCAGACAGACTCTGACTTTGAAATGTTATATGGAAACCTAAAGTCACAAGAGACTCTAAGTTTCTGGAGTACTTCATTCCTTCGTGGTACTACCCTAGACAAGGCAGTCATCATCGTAGATGAGTTTCAGAACCTCAACGCACACGAACTTGATTCCATCATGACTCGTGTTGGTGAAGATACTAAGATTCATTTCTGTGGTGATGCAACTCAGTCTGACCTTACCAAGGCGTCAGAAAGGACAGGTATCATGGACTTCATGGCTATTCTAGAAAGAATGCCCTCTATCAGTAAGATTGAGTTTGGTCTAGATGATATTGTCCGTAGTGGTCTAGTCAAAGAGTATCTAACTGCCAAGGCAGAATCGGGTATTGAAATTTGATGTGTTATAATAGTAATGTCTTTACTATAGATGATGCCATTTATTCACAACCCTATTGATTTACCAAACCTTGAGAGGTACCCTATCGATGGGGTCAGATACTATAAGGTACCTGATGGTGACACATTACATACTTTAGTATCAGTTACCTCTGTAACCTCCCATTGGAAGGCAGACTTCTTTCGTAATTGGAGAACTAAGGTTGGTGAGGAGGAAGCTAATCGTATAACAAATAGAGCAACAACTAGGGGCACTGATATGCACCTACTAACTGAGCACTATTTGAAGAACGAGATTCTACCAAAGGCAAAGGTTCCTATTGCCGACCTCCTATTCAAAATATCCAAACCAGAGTTGGATAATATCAATAACATCATCGTTCAAGAGCAAGCGATGTATAGTTTGAAACTTGGTATTGCTGGTACTCCTGATTGTATTGCGGACTACAAAGGTGAGTTATCCATCATCGATTTTAAGACATCAGCCAAACCTAAACCTAGGGAGTGGATTGAGGGTTACTTTGTTCAGGCATCAGCATACGCTTGTATGTTGTATGAACTCACAGGACTGAAGGCTAAGAACTTAGTTATCATTATGGCTTGTGAGAATGGTGAGTGTGTAGTCTATGAAGAACGTGATATAATGAAGTATGCAAAACTACTTCACCAGTACATTACCAAATTTGTAAACGACAAGCTAAAAGATTATGAGTAAAGAAGAATTGAATAAGGTATTGGAGGAGAAGTTTATTACACCTATTCACTTCTCCTATGAGGTAGAAAAGATTGTACTAAAGGAAAAGATCAACTACATCGATGCCATTGTCCTTTATTGTGAGAGGGAGAATGTAGATATAGAATCAATTCCCAAGTTGATGACTAAACCTCTAAAGGAAAAACTGAAGATAGACGCCAATCGTCTAAACTATATGAAGAGTAGAAACTTCTCCAAAGCAAAACTACCCCTGTGACTACCTGCCCCTTATGATGATTATTAGAGGAACGATGTCTCCCTACGAAGTCTACACAACTTATCTTGCATTGAAGAAACACTTCACTGACAAGAAGTATGATTACCACAAGTATCGTGGGAAGACGAGAACCTCTAAGAATGCTTTCAATGCCAGGAGAGACAGATACTTTTTCGAGAAGATGAGTCGTAAACTATCAGAAGAGGAAGTAAGACTATTCTTCCTAGCATCTTTCATTTCTACAGATGACCCATCCTCAGTATGGGTCGGAGAGATTATCAGGTCCGGTGAAAAGAATTTTCAGAGACTCATCAAGACACACCAATCACTCAGCTACATTTTTTCTAACGAGATCAGTGATCTCTTTGGAGACAACAAACTCCCAGAAGTCTTCAATTGCTCCCAAGGACACCCACCTATCTTGAAAGGATATCTACGGGATGAAGTGAGTATTGAGACTATGGTGATACTAGATCAGGTCTTCGGATACTCCAAGGACTTAGATAGAAAACTAAAAGATCCTGTATGGGGAGTAGTGAGTATGAAGATAAATAAATACAAACCCTTTCTCAATATAGAGATAGATAAGTATAAGAGGCTCCTAAGGAATATAGTGTATGTCTGAGTTTTTCGATTCCGAACAAGTACAGAAAGCTCTAAGTGAAATAGCCTTCCTACAGAATAAAGTGATGGCATTCACAGCTGTTGCCGCCTTCGCTGACGAAGAGGAACAGAGAGAGAATATCATGACACTCAGATTACTTCTGAGCAAACAGGAAAACATGTATAACAGATGTGCCCTGAGTGATAGTGAAGAAGCTAAAGAGTTGATGGTGGAAGTGATGAAACACTTCTCCGAGCATGATGTACCCATAAATCAACCAATGAATGAAGTCTTCAATGCAATCCGTCAACGGGTTGATGATATTGAAAACGACCTTAACCGGTTCTTAGAAGAAGGGGAAACAGATCCCTGGTTCTTCTGACCAGATAACTAAGTGGTCCATGGGGCTTGGCAACCCCGGTGTTATACCTTATAATACTAAAGTTCAGCCATTATCCAACGAATCCAAACAATCCTATGTCATTCGCAAACCTAAAGAAACAATCCTCCCTTGGGAGTCTCACCCAGAAGTTGGTGAAAGAAGTCGAGAAGATGAATACCACCAGTGGTAGTAACGAAGATGATCGATACTGGAAACTCACATGTGACAAGTCACAGAACGGATACGCTGTAATCCGTTTCCTTCCTGCACCTGATGGTGAGGATATGCCTTTCGTGAAACTATACTCTCACGCCTTCCAAGCAAAAGGTGGTTGGTATATTGAGAATAGTTTAACTACAATCAATCAGAAAGACCCAATCTCTGAGTATAACTCTGACTTGTGGAACAACGGCACTGACTCCGGTAAAGAGC